AGTTAATGGGTTGTTTGCTAATACCACTACCACTGTGATTGGATCAGGACTTTCAACTTGGCGGTTTGGTAGTGATGGCAGAACTACTTTCCCATCACCGTCAGCTCCAGTTCATAGTTATGGAGTAGACGGAGATAAAGCGGGAATGATAGCATTTGATGCTTCATACATATATTATTGCACTGCAGATTACGTAGACGACGTAACGGATATTTGGAAACGTATAGCTTGGCCAGGCGATACTTGGTAATTTGCCATTAAACAAAGAATCATAATGAATGAACATTTGACTGATGAAAACTTTGTATTATATTGCGCAAAATATTATGATAATCCTTCTTGTCAATCAACAGAAGAATTTCTTGAAGATTTAAAACACATAAAATATATTAAAAAACTTATAACAAGATATACTGAAAATGATGAATTAAAAGAAAGATTGATATTAAATCATCTTACAATATTGTATAATCTATTTGGCGCTGAACATTTGCCTCGTATTCTCTATTTAAAAATGAAGCCGCAATTTTCGTATATTAAACCTTTTTTGATTGTGTTAAATATATTACCAGATAAACTTTTTAATATTAAACATGAAAAAATTATTGAGCTAGATAATATACCGATGGATGAGTTTATTGTTGAAAAATTGAGGTTTATTGTAAATGATCGCTAATACTGTTTTAGTTAATGAGCACAACTATTATTATGTTAAACCGACTGATGATGTTATTTTAGTTGATGGTTCTGATATTGGTGATATTAATATTACATTACCATTAAATGAAATGCCAACTGGAAAAATATTTCATATAAAAAATATAAGATCAAGTGGGTATAAAACTATTGTCAAAATAATTAGTGAGTCTATTTACTTTGATACGTTTTTTCCTACGATTGAATTACCTGGATTTTCTTCATGCCAAGTAATATATTATAATAACTGTTACCACGTATTAAATGTTCAGAGTATATAAATGACAAAATTAAAAGAAGATGGCGAATTCGTTTCATCTGTACCAGCAAATGCAATGGGTTCCTCTAGTTCCACACCTGGAACTGGTGGTATCGATACATTCGATCCTTTACTTAAATTGAAAAAGGGCAAACAGCTCCGCAGCATCATTAAAAGAAAAACATTAAGTGATCTTAAGAAATGATAGCTCCTGTTGACCGTATCGAAGCAGCTATTGAAAAGCTGACTACTATATCGAGCGATTTAAAATCAATGTTGGCTGTACATGAGCAACGTATAATGCAACAAGAAAAAGTATCAACAAACCTAGAGACTGTTGTAGAAAAACGTAGAGAAGAATTTGATATTAAATTAAAGGACGTTTACGATACAATGAGAGATCAGGACAATAATATCCTAGAAGAAATAGCTAAACTACGAACAGAATCTTCGGAACAACACAAAATTCTTTCTAATAAAATCAATCAGTTAGAAAAATACATCTTTATCTCCATTGGTGGTGCAATGGTCCTAACTTTCGTAATTTCAAATTTTACAAATTATTTTAAATTATTCCACTAAATAAAGCTTTGACTTTTTCCAAAAATATAGTATAATCATATATGAGGTTGTGATATTGGAGAATATAGATGCAGTGGTTGGAATCAAAGTACGTAGGATTGGTATCCAGTCGGCTCCGTAACTTCAAAAGAAAATCAAACAGTCTTTATAACTTTTCCTGTCCAATTTGTGGAGACTCAGCTAGCAGACAAAATTTGGCTAGAGGATACATCTACGAGAAAAAAGGTAAAATGTTGTTCCATTGCCATAACTGCACTGCAACAATGTCTATTCCTAACTTTATTAAAATGCTTGATCAAAATTTGTATAACGAATATACTTTTGAGAAGCTACAAAATAACAGAAGTCCAGAACAGATTGAGCTTGAACAATTTGTAGAGAAAATGAAGAAACCTGTTTTTCTTAAAAGTGGACCATTGAAAGGGCTAAAAAAAGTTAGCCAATTATCACCAGATCATCGTGTTAAGAGTTTCGTTGATGCTAGAAGAATCCCTAATCCATTCCACGCCATACTTTTTGCCTGTCCTAATTTTAAGCATTTTACTAATAGCTTGGTTCCTAATAAGTTTGACCCTGATTCTATTGGAAACGATGAGCTACGCCTTCTTATACCCTTCATATCAGCTGATAAGGTGGTGCATGCCTATCAGGGTAGAGCGTTGGGTAATTCGAAAGTCAAGTATATCACTATTGTTCTTGACGAATCAGTACCAAAGGTTTACGGATTGGATAGAGTTAACTTTGACAAACGTACTTACGTGGTCGAGGGACCTATTGATTCCATGTTCCTTAGCAATTCTATCGCTACTGCTGGTGGTGATCTTGTCAGCGCTGTTGGATCTCTTAGAAAAGATAATCTCGTTATTGTTTATGATAATGAACCTCGTTCTCGTGAGACCATTAAAAAGCTTGACAAAGCTATTCTACAGGGGTATAATGTATGTATATGGCCAGATAACCTCGAACACAAGGATATTAACGATATGTATCTGGCTGGATTGTCATCAGAGTTCATCAAACACATTATTGACACGCATACCTACCGTGATCTTGCCGCAAAACTGGCGCTAACAAAGTGGAGCAAAGTATGATTAAATTGACAAATACCCACCCAGAACTTCTTGGCATGCCAATATGGATTAATAAAGATCATATAATGTCTATTTTCGAAGAGCCTTCAAAAGAAGGCGCTAGTGTTCGAACTGTAATTTGTTCTTTAAGTGGAGTTAATTGGGTTGTTGAAGAAAGTCCATCTGAAATTAATAAATTTATTGAAAAAGAAAAAGGAAGCAAAATATGATTTTCGAAAAAATGGAAGAAGACCTGTTTTATAACTTGCGTCATCTAAAGACGTTCAAAGATCTTTCCCAAAACAATAATACTGTGTGGCGGATTCGCTGGGAAGATGGTAAGGAAATTGAAGTATACAATACATTGACAAATGTATCGTTCAATGTACCAGATATTCATCTAGCTGAATATATCTGCACGTTACATAATACATCGCATCTTATGATCAAAGAAGTGGAGTCAAAATATGAGTAGATCAAAATCTATCGATACATTCGTCGATGTTGACCTTGATGAATGGGATGATGAAGAGCTGATCGGAGAACTCGAAGATCGTGGCTATTCAGTTGAGGAGAAAGGTGGCGATACTGAAGTATTAGACGATATCTTTGAACTATATAAAGAATGGTCTAATGACCAAGGTGATCGCGATAATCGTTTTGATAAAGCCATGCGTAAATTTTTTGAAAAATATTTGAACAAAGTGAGTGTATAATAAATACTGCTAAGATTATTGCTGTTACTCAACCAACAATTTACGATGATAATGATCAAAGAAGTTGAGCAAAAAATATGAGTGATAAAAAACTTGGTGTCATAATACCTTACAGAGATAGATTAAAACATTTAACTGAATTGCTACCTCAGTTAAATCAAAGACTAACTTCCTATCCGGCTATACAACATAAAATTGTTGTTGTTGAGCAAAAAGAAAATGAGTTGTTTAATCGTGGACAACTTAAAAATATAGGAACTATTTACTGTGATGATTGTGATTACTTTTGTTTTCATGATGTAGATATGATACCAGACAAATCTTGGTATGATTACTCGTATAATATTGGTGCTACTTTACTAGCAACAAAGGTTAAACAGTTTACTTACACGATGCCATATCCAAAATATTTTGGTGGTGTTGTTTTAATAGACAAACAAGATTTTAAAAAGATAAATGGTTATAGTAATGCTTACTGGTTTTGGGGTTCTGAAGACGACGATTTTAGATATAGATGTGAGATAAAAAAAATTAATATAAGTATTCGCAAAACATGTAGATTTGATTCGTTTGATCACCCAAGAGATCAAACAGCAGTACCTCTTAATAAAGAAATATTTAAAAATTTTAGAATATCACCTGAACTATTTGATTACAATGGTTTAAATGATTTAGATTACACCGTTATTGATGACGTTGAAGATCAAATCGAAGAAATTAATTTTAAACATATAATTGTTAGCCTCAATAAAAATGAGTATCATCCATGAATATACCTCCTAAATTTCTTTTTCTTGATACAAATTTACAATGTAATTTAAAGTGTAAGACGTGTATGTACTGGACACGTGAAGAAATTGCTCTTCCTTCTCATATTACAATCGAGCATCGAAATAGTATTATTGAAGAATTCGCTGAAATGAATCCAAAAGGCACTATCGTAATTTGTGGCGGTGAAGCTTTAATGAATCCCGAGCGATATTGGCCAATTACAAAAAAGTGTAGAGAATTCGATCTTAAATGTTTTTCAGTTATGAATGGGACAATGGTTACTGACTCTGATATGGCAGAGAGATTAATTCTCGAAGGACCAACAGAAATTACAATTTCACTGAATAGTTATATTCCCGAGATACATGATTCGACAAGAGGCGTTGTTGGTTCGTTTGATATGGCGGTTAATGCTATTAAGTTACTACTTGCTGCTCGTCAAAAATTAAATAAATCGACACCAGTTTATGCTATGTCTATTATGTGTGAGCAAAACTACCGAGACCTTGATAAGTTTTATGATTTTGTTCTTAACGATCTCAAAGCCGATAAACTAAAATTGAATTGGCTACAGCCTATGTTCGGTTCCTTAAAAGATGAAAAGGGTCAGGATAGAGGCGATAAATTTTACACTAAGAATGTAATTAAAGACCACGATGGGTTGTTTAAAATCCTAAATCAATGTAGCGAAAAGTATAAGTTAAACCTAGACCCCGAGTGGATAGAAACCGTTAGGATGTATCATGATAGTGTACATAAAAACGGTGATGCTATAAAAGGTTGGCAAGGTAGAGGTACTGAAAAATTAATATGTAATTCATTTGAACGCAATATTATGGTTGATATGGACGGAGTTGCTAGATTGTGTTTCTCAACTGGATTTTCAGGTCAGAAGATAACTAAAAAAGGCGACCTACGTAGATTTTGGTATAATAATGATGTGTTAAGAGAAAGAATGGCAAAGTGTACTCAATACTGCGGAATAAGCCACAGTGTAAGAAAAATTAATGCAACAAAGAAATGAGATTATATTATGAACACTGCTAAGATTATTGCTGTTACACAGCCAACAATTTATGATGATAATGAACAAATGACTCGTCATTTGAATGTTGATGAGTTTATTGCGTATGTTGCTCGTGTAAGCAATCCTTCTAATCAAAACAATACATTGACTGCTTCAAAGTTACTTCGCTATCTTGCCAAGCATAAACATTGGTCGCCATTCGAGATGGTGAACATTGTTATGGAAATCAATACTACTCGTGATATTGCTCGACAGATCCTGCGTCACCGTTCATTCTCATTCCAAGAGTTTAGTCAGCGTTATGCTGATCCTAAGCTTCTTGGGTTAGGATATGTTTGTCGCGAAGCTCGTTTGCAAGACACAACTAATCGTCAAAATAGCATTGAAGTAGAAGATGCAAATCTTCAACAGAAATGGGATTTGATGCAAATTGATGTTCGTGCAAAAGTTGAAGAAACATATAATTGGGCTATTAGAGCTGGTATTGCAAAGGAACAAGCTCGTGCTGTTCTTCCGGAAGGTATGACGGTTAGCCGTATGTATATGAATGGAACGCTTCGTAGCTGGATTCATTATTGCCAACTTCGTATGGGCGTAGAGACGCAGAAAGAACACCGTGAAGTGGCTACGAATGCTTGGTATCAAATTACCGAGAAATTTCCTAGCTTGAAAGATGCTCTGGATATATAAATAGATCAGTAGTATATGGAGTTACGATATGAGGAAAATAGCACTTATAATGTGTCTATTTTCTTCTGTTTCGTTTGCAAATGAGCTGCAGTTTAGCTTCAAAAGCCCTGCATTTTCTGGTAATGGTTATTCGTCTCATGTTCTAACAGTTGAAAATCTTGAGCAAACTAGAAAACAGAAGATGATGGACGATAGAAAGGCAGCTGCCGCCCAAGCCGCAGCAGATGCCAGAAATACGAATTTACAAAAGTTTTTGAATAACCTTGAGAGTCGTATATATGCTACGATTTCTCAAAACATTGCTGCTCAATTATTTAAATCAAATGGATCTACATCTGGTGAGTTTACAGTGGATGGAAATACCATGCAATGGTCTTCAAATGGTCAAGACATATCTTTGACTATTACTGACCCAAATGGCAATGTAACTAATGTTGTTGTTCCGTACGGGAGTTTGGCATGGTAAAGTATGTTTTGTTACTAGCTAGTTTAGTACTGACTGGGTGTACTGGATCTAATGTAACAAAAGAAAAGATGGAAGCACAGGTTGAAGCTCCGGAGATTGTAACTCACAAGAGGTTTAA